TTTGCAGTAGATGTAATGATAACCTTGGAGTCTTTACCTGATGTAACAACGGGATATGTTGCAGTATAGAATGTATCTGCATCATCCACGAATGCAAACTCATCGAGGTATAGTAAGTTAATTGACATACCACGAATCGAACTTGAAGATGTTGCAGCTGCAACTACCTTTGAATCGTTTGCAAATTCTATTGAACCTTTGTTAAGAATTTTAACACCAGGCTGTAAAAAGAAAGGAACGGATTCTAACATAGTCACAATTCTTCCAATCATCTCTCTTGCAATTGCACCTTTGTTAGCAAGAACTGCAACGGTAACTTCAGGTGTAAATAATAGATACCATAATAAGTATGCACATGATGTGATTGATTTACCTGACTGACGAGATGCAAGAACGATGTTAAATCGATTTGCATTGTAATGTTCTATGAGTTTGTCTTGGTACCCACGAAGTTTAAAGGGTACCATACCCTCATCTAGTGATATGATTTGTGTATAGTTTTCAATAAAATGACAAGGGTCTTGTGAACACTTCACATATTCTGCCATTTCTTTGTCTGAATACTTAGTTTCAACACCTGCTCTTTTTATGAGAGTGTTGCCAAGATATCCTTCATTCTTGGGTTGAACCATAATCTATTTGTTTTTCTTTAAGAACTTCTGTAGTTCTGCAGTATTACCAACATAAAGATGATTATGTTGTGTTTTAATACTTTCATTTTCCTTTTCTAAATCTTTGAGTTTCTTTTGGACATCGATGAGTTTCTCTGCAGTTTCACCGACTGTTTTGATTAACTGACCTGCAACTTCATACGCACGAGGATTCTCTGTTTCTTTACAGACATCTAAGATTCCTTCAATTGCATCTTGTCCTCTTTCAACAAGACCATATAAGTTTTCTCTTGTGTATTTGTAATCAGTCTCAATGTTTTGAGACCTTTCTTTAGGAACAACTACTGCAGTTGTTTCTTTTTTGATTGTGGATTGAATATCTAGGACATCATCCAGTTTTTTATCTATATCTTTTGGCATAATTAACTTGCATCACTTGTAGTATCTTCTGAGAATGTTGAAGAACCACCATCATCATAAAAACTCACGGTTTCTGCAACAACGAAAGTATCACCTGGGTCTACAGAACCAACAAATAACAATTTCGTATTTGCATCAATAGTTACATTACTATTCAATACTATTGAAAGTCTATCACTTGCAATAGATGATATTGTAGGATTAGATGAATTACCTGTGTTAAACACCTCATCGTTTACACTTATCTTACTATTTATTGCATCTGCAAAAGTTACAGTAGATGAGTTAGATACTGCATTTGCAACTGCGTCAAAGGCAGGTTCATAATGTTTAACTTCTTTTACAAGACCTGAACTTTGAATTTGTGTTGAAGTGAAACCACCATTGTCTGAATTGATGTAATCTCTTTCAATAACATTCTTAATAACACTTCCTGTATAAACAGGACCAAAGAAGTATAGATTCATTTTAAACTCTAAAGTATATTCTATGAATCTTCTTTCTTCATAACCAGACTCGTAGTTATCTTCAAAAGAAATACTATTCAATATGATTGGAACATCTCTATGGTCTGACATAGAATCAATCATCTTCATCGTAACAGTATATTCTGGTTGAAAGTATGGTAATATCTGTTCAACTATCTGCAATGCATCATTCATATTCTTTGTTAGAACAGATAATGTAAAGTTTAAAGTATATGGTGCAGGATTGTATTGATATCCTCTTTTAACTCCGTCTGATTCTAATGCAGATTTACTATGTCTAATTAATTTGTTTTGTTGACGAGATGCATCATATTCAAAACCTGTAAGTTGAAATGCCATTCTAGGAAATGTCATACCTGTAATGTTACCATCTCTCTCTTTAGGGTCTACAGTTATTCTTTCTAACCACTTTTGTTTTGGACCATATGAGATAGGAACTATCTGTTGACCAACAACTGTTCCGTCTGACTTGATTTTTTTAAGAGTTATGTTATTGAAAAGAGTTCCGAAAATTGAAACTGCTCTCTTAATTGTCTCATTATAAAAATAGGTACCAAACATTATGTAACCTCACCGAATGGGTTTGTCTCTGAGAAGTCTAAGTAGTTATCTGCCTTTGTTTCTATGTCTGAGTTATCAGCACCTGTTCCGTCATTCATTGTTAGAATATCTCTAATACTTGCTATAGGATAACTTGCACCATTAACTAAACCTGTTATCGTATCACCAACCTGAAGTGTTGTGGTAACATCTTTAATTGTAAGTAAATGTGTTGATGCTTTCCACGATGTAACTTCACCAATCGTTGTGCCATTTAATTGTATTGCTTCGTTCGCTGCAAAATCACCTGTGCCTGAAGAGTTTAGTGTCAATTGAATTGTGTATGCTTGTTGGTCTTCAACGATATCAATTGCATCGATATTTGTATCGAAGTCTTCTCCAGAGTATTCGAATAGTGAACATTTGAGTTTGAATACAAATAGTTTTCCAATCTGATAGAAAGGATTTTGGTCTTCTACATATCTGATTTCAAACATAGAACCTGACATAGGAAAATATACTAAATCTCCCTCGTTTGGTCTAAGTGATGTTACTAGATTTGAATCTAATGAAATGAATCTTTCCCATGTTCGAAGTGCAAGTGTGAATGTGCATTCTTCTTGTGTTTGAATACCGAACTTAGAGAATAAATCTTCTCCTTCGAAACCTTCAACATTATCTAAATACATTTCTACAGAATATGCATCACCAAATTTTGATTGCACATCTTCTCCTAGAATAGTATCTTCTTCTACAATCTCTCTAGGTAGGTAATAAGTTTCGTGTCCATAGAATCTTAGTGATTCAACAACTAAATCTTCATAAAGATGTTGTTCAGTATTAACTGCATGGTTAAAAAATACATTTGTTGGCATAATGTTAACCCATTAAGTCAAGTGGCATCATATCAAAATTCAACCTTGACTCTTCTTCTAATCTTGTAATCTCGTCTTGTGCTTCCTGTTTCATTCTCTCGGCATCTAATGTTACACCACCTGGTAATGCAACTCCTGAGAACTTGGATAAATTTTCTGCCCATTGATACTTCACTTTGTTGGTTGCATACTTCTTCAACCACATATCATTGTAGATATCTGTAAAGTTTGTAGGGTCAAGTTTTCTATAACATTCTATAATGATATACTCATTCTCACCAATACTATTGAAATCCATATCTAAATACAGTCTATTTTGATGTGATATATATCTGATTGGTGTTCTTCCAACAAGTATATTATCTAACATTGATAGATGTTGTTGCACCATTTCATAGTTTAGAATGTTCGTTGATGTTAAATCATAGATATCATTCAATCTTAATTGATATCTGAGGTCAAACATATTGATGTTATGTTTGTCATTGAACGGAAATATGTTCAATACTGATAGAACAAACTCTGGTAATACTAGATAATTCTTCTGTTCTTTGAATGCAGTATTACTGTAGTCGTGTGTTCCTGCTGGATTTGATGTTAAACTAGTATCAGTCTTAAATGCAGTTAATTCATCTGCAGTAAACTGATGTTTTAAATATGTTTTGATAGAACCATCGTAGTGAAACTCGTGAAAGTATTGTAATGCTTCGTCTATTCTATCATCAAATTGGTCGTCATCGACATTGATTTCAAGCACAGGAGCACCAAGAGCTCTTTTGATGTATTCTTTTAAACTTGCTTTGCTATTTGGTGTTGCCATAGTAATTTCCCATTGTAAGGTCTATTACTATTTATACGAATTCTATTCTTGGAAATAGGTTTTACTTTGAAGTCTATCTATCTTCTCATCTATTCTTTCTATCTTTCTCATCAATCTTTCGAAATCTTGTTCTATTTCCTGACGAGTAACATAGTCTCTAGCAACTTCTTCTCTTGTTTTATTGACTAGAATATCAAGTCTTTTCTGTTCGTTAAGAACCGACCGTATAAGAAACCCTAACGGTGCCAATACAACCGTTATCAGTATATTCCAAATTACATGAGCGTCTACTACTATTTCCATACAACTATTTATGGAATCTTAATCTTCTGCAGTTGATACTTGTATAAGTTTTCCTTCTGGAGTTATGTCAAATAGACTTTCAGCCCAATCAAAACCTGGGTGATTTCCTTCTCTATCATCTGTTCTATATTGTATTCCCATATTAAATGAAATACTATATCTATCTTTATCTGTAGTGTTTGGTTCAACCATGTGAGTTAGACCACTAGGAAATATATACAACATTCCTGTTTTAGGTTCAAATGATTCGTTCTCATTGAGTCTAGGACTGTTAGGAAAATCACCCATAATCTTAGATGTATCTGACATTGCAATGAAGTTTCCCTCATCACCATCTGCCTGTATGTAGAATACACCTGACAACCAACAACCATTATGTTTATGTGGTTTATTCCATGCACCTTTGTCGTTTATGTTTGCCCATGAGTTGTGCATATCAACAAAATGACCTTTCTTTTTTTCTAAACCCCAATATGGCCAAACCTCATCATAGAATGTTTGCTTAATACATCTCATTAACTTTTGAAATGCTGGGTGATTATCACAACCATCTACTGATTGCCAACCTGTATATGCATTTGATATTTTTCGACCTTTTGGGTCAACTGACCTCATTTCATCAATTGTTCGTTTGAGTAATCTAGCATAGTTATCATCGATACCATTGTCTTCTAAACTAGGGTCTAGTAAATCTCTTATAAAAACAATCTGAGGAAATAAATGTTTAACTGCCATCTTCATCTCCTAAATCTAATTCTAATTGTATCTCTTTCTTGTGCATAGGGCATTCAGGTGGTATTTCTAAATCATTGCCTTTGTTTGGATATAATTTTGTTTTAGGAACATGCATACCTATCTTTCTGTAAGGACCTAAACCACCATCTTCTAATAAATTTGCTTCGTTAATAGCTGCTTGAACAGACTTTCTTTTATTTTGACCATCTTTCATCTGTTTTGCTTTTTCCATATCATACTCTATATGCAAACTAACTGAGTTTGATTGTTGTTTAGAGTATTCAGAAGTATAATCTGACATGTTATCTATAAATGTTTTTGGTTTTTTTATCTGTAAACTAGAAGACCATTCTTCTCTTCTGAATGGTATAACCTGAACTAAAGGAGTTCCCTTTTTAATTATAAATGAATGACTGACTTTTGGATAAAATATTATTTGAGCATTGTCCATGTTTAAGTTAAACTTATCAGTATCTATGATACCTGGCCATACTGAAAAGAAATTATTTTGATGTAGAAATGGGTCTAAGTATAGAGTTGAATAACCCTCAGGTGTTTTTATATTCCATGGATTTCTAAATTTAAATGCATCTTTTACTGGAATTCCATCTCCTTTTTCTGGTTCGAATGCATTCCCGAATTGTGTATCTGGATGAGATGATGAACCTATTTTTGGGTCAACATGAGACCAAGCGGCACTTCTTTTAGCACTTTCATCATGTGTATCAGAACCTATTTGTATTAGAATATCTTGTTCTGATATAAGATAATAACCCATAGTCAACCAATCCTGCATAGCAGGACATGCTCTGATAGTTTGTTGTTTATCTCCTCTGACTATCTCATTTATCTTCATCTTTTTCCACCATTCTGGTTGAACCTTAGATGCAAGAACAGGTTTACTATCTTTCAGAGTATTATCGTTGTATGCTGTAAATTCAATTGTTGGCATTATATAAGTCTATTATGAGGTCTTCTATATGAATTGTATAGAGTATTTGTATCTTTGACTAACTCTACTTCATCACCCCTTATTACAAGAGATTTTCTATCCATATATCTTGCTCTACTATTGGGTGCATCTGCACCATGAGGTCTTCTTCCGTCAAACATAATGAGTCTATTAGGAACAAACTCTATTTCTGCAAGTTGATGTTTCTCAACATGTTCTTTTAAACCATCGTAACCTCGATGTTGTTCACCAAAGTCAAAGATTCTTAAAGGACCGCCCCAATGAGGATTCCAAAATGTATTTGGGTAATATAAGAATGAAATATTCCATTCATCTGTATCTGGACAATCAGTATGTATTGTGCCTGGACAACCTTGTGTTTGTGAGTTTAGACCTGCATATTGAAAACGAGTATACTTAAATCCGAATTCAACTTCAAGTCTTTCTATTAAATATTTGACAAAAAAGGTATCTTCTGGTATCATACCCTCTTCTATTTCATAGTTATCTCTAAAGAAACATGCACCCCAAAATTGATGGTGAGGAAGACCTGTTGGTGAATCACCTAATACTGTATTTGTTTTTGCCCACCAACGACCAAGAGATATGAACTTATCAAAGTAATGTTGTAGTTCATCTGATAACCAATTATCTAAAACATAGATATCCTTCAAAGGCATATCCTGTATCTTAAAGGGTTTATCAATATGGACTATTTCCATGATTACTTATTACCTAAGTCAACATGTCCTGTAGCCATTTGTGCTTGAGGTATTTGTCTCCTGTAGTGGTCAAAATCTTTAAGTAAATCTTCTTTGGTTGCAAAAATTTCATCTGTAACATTATAGAATATGCTATGTGTATTATCAATATATTCTAAAACTCTTCTAGCATTTCCTCTCAAAGGGTGATTTGAACCCTCTCTTCCAGCAATCAATACTGTTTGTAAATCACGGAAACCATATATCATTGCACACTCTTCATGTTCACTTCTTACAAAATTACTAAGTCTTTCTGTAATTTGATTATGTAGATTTACACCCTCTGGTGCTTCTGAGTTTGCAATGTATTGTTCACACATTTCCTTCTCATCATCATTTAACTCTACAATTTCTTGTTCTTCCCACCTTAAACTTGGATTGTATTCTAGTATTTTTACTTCCATGTCATCATATACAACAACATCGAATTCAAAACCTAGTGCAGGTTTATCGACATTCTCAAAATCATATTCAAGTCCGTTGGGTTTTCTTATAAAAAGATTTCTGTTTTCACAATACACTAATGCATTTTTTATGTTCATAATTTATCCTCTATTCAAATTATTTAGGTTGTCCATATCAAGTTTAATTTTCTCATAGTGAGATAATCTTTTGATACTAGATGTGTCCATGTTATCTATCCAAGGACCACCTCTTGTATAATGATAACCCGAACAATCCCATTTGGTCTCAGGATTATCATATCCTTCAGTAAAGATATAATGTTCAGGTATCTTACTAATCTTATCAGTCCATTCAAATTGATGTAACTGAGCGCCTGTCCATGTGTTAACAACTTCAGGCGTTAACTTCTTACAGTCTTCATGTCCATTATTAAATATCATTAATGAAGACCATAACTTACATGGATAGTCTATGTTTATTTCACCATTAAACTTAGTTGAATCATGGTTATATTGTGGGTATTGTATACACGCAACAGCATCATCAGGATTTAAGTAATAGAACATTGGTAATAATGACTTTTCAAAGAGAATGTCATCATCGATGAACATACTAAATCCTTCATAATTCTCTAAGTAAGGTATCAAAAATCTACTATATGTAAATGCAGTAGATTGATTTTTATACTCCCTATTATACTCTGGAATCTTCGAATAGTCAAGATACTTTATCTCTGGCATAAAATGATTTGTATTTTGACCATGAGAACGAAACTTTTTAATTGATTGTTCTATAGAAAACTTTGTTACTTCTTCTATGTTGTTATGTGTTGAGTCATAACCGATATAGATATTAAGTGGTTTTCCTTTCGAAAGTTTATGAACTTTTTTATTAAACTCATATACTTTAGGTCTAAAATCAGAAACATTAGCAAACTCACTTGAAACTTCGATAACACCACCTGTAATTATAAATGATAGATTATCTTGTGTTATACCTCTCTTTTTAAGTAATTGATTCCAATATTCTAAAAATTCATCTACTGTTGCAGGTTCAACTTCAGGAACTTTATTATGTGGGTCAAAGAAATGACACATCATAGTAGGGTCTTGCATCTCTTCAATAACACCTGAACGAACAGAACCTGGATGAACATAGAATTTATATTTCTCATCACCGAATGATGTATCTTTTAGAATGATACCTTGTATTGGTGCCCAAAGACCCTCTTCTATTATACTTTGAGTCAACCAATGTGCTTTTGCCGCGTGATAGTAAGAACTATCCCACATTGTTTTATGGTCTGCACCTGCACCTGTTGTTAAGTAACTAGCGTCGTCATCTGCTTGACCTGAACCATAATAGTGGATTGGTCTTTCACCATTTGGGTCTTCTTCAGTTCGTTTAACAGTTGTGTTAAATCCTACAGGATATTGTTCTGGTGTTGGTGCGGAAGTATAACCGTGAGGTAAGAATTGATTATATGTCATTGCATGATGATGTAACCCATGCATGGTCAACATATTATTTTCCTTTCTATCTTGCATCACATCTCCATATGTGAACAATTTTAAAGGTGGTATTTTTTTATCTTCAAAGATTTTCTTTAAAACCTTATAACAAGGATTTATTTCTTTGATAAGACGACTGACATTAAGACTGCCTAAATGATAATGTTTGGCACCCTCCTGCATTCGTATAGTGAAACCATTTGTTACATTATCGAAATCGACAGGTTCAATCTTGTCGACATCTTCAGGTGTTTTGATTTGTATAAAGTCCGTCATAAAATATCTGTATTAAGTTTGTTAATACAGATATTTAGGTGTTATTTTAAGATGATACTGGACTTGCTGGCCAAGTTTGATTCAAATCACCATCCCAACGAGCAACTGGTGTTCGACCTTGTGTTGCATATGTGAAAGGACTTCTGTTTTGATAAGTGAAAGGAGTTTGTCCTTGTCTTGAATATGTTCCAGGTTGTCTATTCTGATATGTAAACGGTGTCTGACCTTGTCTTTCATATGTCGTTGGATTCTGATTTGAATATGTAAACGGTGTCTGACCTTGTCTTTCATATGTGAAAGGTGTTTGACTGTTTGCAATATAAGGTTGTTGACCATTTACAGGATTCTGATATTCAGATGGTTGTCTTGCATTCGCAATATAAGGTGTTTGTGCATTTACAGGATTTCTATATGTGAAAGGTTGTCTAGCATTTGCCTGATATGGTTGCTGAGCAGACACAGGATTTCTATATGTGAAAGGTTGTCTTGCATTCGCAATATA